AACAACTTCTTGATATTCCTTCAATTCCAAAAGTAAATGTAACATGTTCTATTGGGGATTCATGTCCCATACTTACTAAATGTTCTACAAATTTTGCTACTTCTTCATCTGTAAGTTTTTCCATTATTCCGTCTACTCCTACTGGTGAGTAACAAAGTTTTGCTGCTGCTGCAACTATTGCATCTGAATTAGGCGTATGAGCCATTAATTTTACTTTTAATTCTGCCATTTTTAATATTCCTCCTATTTGTTAATTAATTCTTGCCATGCTTTTTCTTGAGCTTGTTCTGTTAATTTTTTTGATGGAATTATACCAAAACGTTTTACTTTAATTTTATATATTTTACTTAATTTATTACAACAAAACAGAGCTTCTTCTAAACTCCATTGGCCGTCTGCTGCTCTATCATTACAATATCTGCTAAACTCTTTTAATGTCATCCCTTTAAATTTTTCTTTCATTATTCATCATCCTCCCATTCTTCTAATTCTTTTCTTAAATGATTTAATTTTGCCCATGCATAGTTAAATTTTTCTGTTCTTTCAAATACATAATTTCCTTGATAATCTCTTGTGAATTTAATTTTTAACCATGATAAAGCTAATGCTAAATATGTACTTTTTACAATTTTCTTTTCCTTTGTATCTACAGGTTTAGTTTGTTTTATAGGTCCTTGGCCATTAAGTTGTCTACATTTCTTTTCATCAGGATCTAAAAACATACATAAGTCATTAATTTTAGAACATTTTATTTCCTTCCCCATTTTCGTTGCATACTTGCATTTCATAAATTTTAACTTCCTCCCTCATTTTACCTTTAGTTAGACAGCCACAATCTTTGCATTGACTGACTACTCCATAATCTATTTCTAAGAAGAACACCATACCCCCACAAAGAGGGCAGGCATTCTCTTTTCCTCCTAAGATTTTTCTCATGTTTTCACCACTTTATAGATTCTATTATCTCAAAATTGTTATTAAACTCTTCTTTGCTCATAATTAGTTGTATACCTTTCTTGAATATTCTGACTCTATTTCCAGTTATATATTGATATTCAAACTTTTTACCTCGTCCAAAATTAAGCTGATTTATTTTTTTAGATACATTCTTTTTCAATTTACATTTTCCTGTTTTAAAGTTCAATATTACACCATCTTTTCTTATTTAGATATCTCCATTGAATTTCTCCACCGGATATTCTAGTTTCTATATTTTCTATATTGTCTAATCCAAGTATCCATTCCCTATATTGATTTATTTCTTCATCAGATAAACCTTTGTAAAATTTAAATCTACTAAGAGTTTTATCTATCTGTTCAACACACCAATCATACTCAGACAATTCTGCTTGTCTATTAAATTCTGCAATATTATCATCAACTTCTTTTTTTGCTTCTTCATAAGTAAAATATACTTTATCAGGTCTTATAGATACATGTGTTATATACGGAACAAACATCGGCCATTTTTTTACAACTCTAAAACCTTGATTTGTAATTTCTGTTTCTATATTTCCTCCAAAGATTTTACTCTTTTTAACTAAATAACCTTTATTATATGCCTCTTTTATACCTTTAGAATCGTTAATTTTACAGTTTTTTAAGAACTCATTTTCTTCTTCATCTAAAACTTCATGTGTTACTTCAAATAATTTTGTATCATAAGACCAACCTTTAGGTAGTTTTCTATATCTTTCCTCGCTCTTAAATTCATCAAGTGGTATTCCGTCTATAATTCTACGTTCTCTTGGCACAATATAATCAATTATAACTGCATCAGAAAATTGTTCATCTACTAAGCCATATTGAACAGAATATTCATGTGCTTTTTTATGACACCAATAAACTAGATCTTCTTTATTAAAACGTTTTTCAAATCCTGGTTTCATTTATCCCCCTTACATATATAACTTACTTATTATCCATGCACCAATAACCACTATGATTATTGCATCTGCTATTGCTCTATTCATGTTCTTCTATGTACCAATCTTCTGGAATATCCTCTAAAGTGCAACTACCTAGTATATCATATATAGGGCAGTTACCTGATTCATACATATCATCACATTGTTTACCTGTAACAGATTTACAAGTTTGTTGAATTACTTTAAGTGCTTTTATTAACTCTTTTCTATCTTCCATTATTCCACCTCCAGTAGTTCTTTATTTTCGTATATATTTCCTATTACTTCTAAATATTTTGGAGGTATACCGCCTAAATCCAAATCAAAATATTGTGTATTATCTTCATCATATATATCTTGCATCATAAAACTACAACTTTCTTGATTGTAGAACACTTTAAATTTAGTTCCTATATAACAATTATCTGGATGTAAAGTTGGACCATCAACTATTTCCACTATATCTCCCTCATATATTTCTTTGTCGTTAGCATCTTTACAACCTGTATATTGTCCAGCACTTTCCTTATCTACAATAAATACTTCTCTAATACCAGCTGTTACGTATGCATTAGATGAACCATCTATAAAAATTGATTGATGTAATCCATAACCATAAACCCATCTTTTATCGAATTTGTCATATCCTCTGAATTTAATTTCTCTCATTTTTTATTTTCCTCCTATCAAATGAATTGTATTGTTTTGCTTATGATGATCATATATAGTAACATCTTTTCTTTTTATTTCTATAACCATGTTATATGTGTATCTATATTGTATTGAGGATAACTCAAATTTGATTATCTCTAATTTTTTAGCTTCAATTTGTCTTTTCATAAATTCAATATCTATATCTTTTATTTTTACTCCTGGTACATATATTGGTAATATTATTTTTCTATAATTATGATTTTTCATAGCATTAATAATCGGATTTACTACTCTCTCTTTATACATTGTCTTTATAGCTTCTTCTCTATATGTATACTCTTGTATTTCTTCATCTTCATCTAACATAGTCAATATTACATTTCTTACCCTCTCTGGTCTTAAATTGCAGTTCTTGCAATTAAAAACTAATAATGCACTTCCTCTTAAAATTCTTATAAAGTTATCACATCTACAATCACATTCTTTATGCCAGATGCCCTTTTTTATCTTTATTCTTTTATTCATATAGTCCCTCCAATTCCTTTTCAGCTAATTTAATTGCTTCCAATGTGCTATATCCCTTTTCTTTGAATTTTTCTACAACTTCATCACCTAAGTAATATATGACGAATAGTAAAGCTCCTATTGTAAAAAATCCTATTATTACTTCTAAAATGGTCGTTATTATTTCACATTTTATAAAAATCATAAAACCCATCGTAATGGTAAAAACTATAGCTATTGCATATAATAAAAGTCTTATAGCACCGACTATTATTTTTATGATTATTTCTAATACATTTTTCATAAATTTCTCCCTAAAATGTTTTTTTACTCATTCTTCCAGCAAAATAAATTAAGAAAAATCCTAATGTTACCATTAACCATTTTAAAGTATATAAACTCGGATTTCCTGCAGTTATATATACAATTGCATATCCAATTACCAATAATAACATGTACATATTTATCATCTCCTTTATATTTTGTGTTTAGTATTGTTTCTTTTCTTCTTGTTCTATTTTTATTTCTATATTTGTTATTGCATATTCCATGGCTTTTTGTGGAGTTAAATTATATTTTTTAATATATTCCCTAGCCAGTTCTACAATTTCATTCACTCTGCTTAATAGCAAAGCTTATCACCCCCTTTTTAGTACTTGTAATTCTTCAAGTTTCTTACAATCAACATACTTGCATTTATCTTTACAGTTATGTTTTATAATCGTTCCTTCTCCATATGCTCCTACTATTTGTGGTCCTAAATAGTTGCTGCAGTATTTATCGCCAGTTTCTTTTTTAAAGTATTTACATTTCATCTTTATCACCTAATTTTCTGTTATATCAACTATAGCTGCTACTTCTGAAAATCTTACAAAGAAATTTTGACCATCTTTATCATCTTTAAATAAATTGATTCCCTTTTCTTCTTCCTCTGCTATTTTATTTATATCTGCTAAATTTCTTATGATATTTTCCTCTTTGAAACTTCTTTCAAATTCCTTACCACTTTTTAAAATTATTCTAAATTTTCTGTATTGCTCTGCCATATACTTACCCCCTATTTTCCAGTTTTTTTGCGATTCTGTTTTGTTTATATGCTATCCACTTTTGTACTTCTAAAGCATCAATATCATATAATTCTTTAAGCCATTCAATTCCTATTAGTACATCAGCTATTTCCTCTGCCATGTTGTCAGCATCCAATTTGCCTCGTTTTGCTTTGCTTATTGCTTGAATTAATTCTGCACATTCTTCCATTGCGATAGTTGTAAATAATTCCTCATTTTCTGATGCCTTCATGAAGTATTTTATTGTATTTTCTTTTTTATCCATTTTTCTCCCCTATTCTTTTACATTTATTTGCTCCATAGATACTCTAGCTGTTCTACCTTTGCCATTTCCTTTGTCCCAGCTTTCTCTTTCTATAAAAACAAATTCTTTTGTCTTTCTATCAACAGCTATGTATAATCCAGTTTCTTCTAATAGTCCTTTTAATACTGTGCATATCATTGTAACAGCACTTTCCATTTCTTCTTTATTCATATTTCCTCCTTGTATTCAACAATTTTAGTATTTTGTCTTAGATTTAAACATCTTTTTTCAGCATCTTCTATCAATCTGTCTTTATACTTTTCTGCACATTCTAAACTGCAAGTTTGTTTTAAAAATTTTTCTCCAGGAATGTCAATCGTATAATGTTTTTGCTCTCTACAGTCGTAAACTTTCCCACAAAATTCACATTTATATGTATAATCGTCCATACTAACCTCCTATATAAAACTTAATTTGCCATCATTCTTTTTATATAATCTTCCATAGTTATCTCATTCGCTCTTTCTTCAACTTTTTTAGCAGCATTTTCACAGTTTAATTTAGCTTGTTTGAAATAGCTATCTTTTAATTCTATACCTACGCCTTTTCTATTCATTAATAGTGCTTGATATATACTAGAACCTATACCAGCAAATGGATCTAGAACTATATCCCCTGGATTGCTCCATAATTCTATACCTCTTTGTATTACATCTAATTGTAAAGGGCATATATGTCTTTCGTCTTTTTCATCTCTTGCCGAATTTCTTTGTAGTGTATTTGATTGTTTTATATCCATCCATACTGGTGATGCATAATTTTGCCACAAATCAACTGGGAAGCTTTCATTTGTATGTGTTATTCTTTCAAGGTTTTCTCCTGGTTTTCTCATAGTTATTAAATAATCTGGAATACCTTGTCTACACATTGAGCTATCTTTTTTTATTTGTTTATGAAGTAATCCTAGTGCTTTTGTTCTTTGCATTTCCGTTACAGGATTTTTCCATATACAAACTTCTGAATGAAATATAAATCCAGCATCCACAAATAATTTTATAAGTTCCCCTCTAAAATCTTTTAATCCAATTACACCATCTTTAGATTTCATCATAGGTAAATTCATACAATGAAAACTTATTAATCTACCTGGTTTTATAACTCTGTATAATTCAGATACTAAAAATTCAAATTGTTTATAAAATTGTTCGTCTTTGCTGCAATTTCCCATATCTCTATCTGAATTAGAATAAGTATATAAACTTGCAAATGGCGGACTAAATATACTGTAATGTATGCTGTTATCTGGAATGCCTTTTAATACTTCCACACAATCTCCTTGATATAATGCATAGTTTTCTTTTGTAATTTGGTCTATAACCTTCATCTCAAACCCCTCCTTTATGCTATCCAACTTGGAATCTCCATTTCAATTTTAGGATTGTATTCAGTTGTTATCCTTGTTGTTTGTTTTAATTCTTTAGATGTGATATCTTTAGTTAGCTTAATCATTGCCTTTTGCATTTTCTCTGCATCTTGCTGTTTTCTCTCGATATTTTCTTTTACTGTACCTTCTTTTGAACTTATTATGATATATATGTTTACTTCCTTGTCTTGTCCGAATCTCCAGCATCTTCTAATAGCTTGATAATATGCTTCATAGCTATCTGATAATCCAACAAATATCATATTTCTGCAATTTTGCCAGTTCATTCCGAATCCTGCGATTGACGGTTTAGTAACTAGGCATTTGATTTTATCATCTGAAAAATCTAACATAGCTGTACTTTTATGTTTTTGTTTATCTGATCCTTTTACTTCAACACTATCATTTATAAGTTGATGTAATTTTTTACTTTCATCATTTAAATCACACCATACCAGGAAAGTTTCTTCCGAATTATTAACTATATCTGCTGCAACTTGGCATCTAACATCTAAACTTTCTTTTCTTGCATTTCTTCTTTGAGTTAGTGTTAATTTTTCAGTTGTTATTGGTAATCCATCAGCAACTATTTGATTTATATTTAATTTTGGTAAGTCATATCCTTCTATGTTATAGCCTAAATTATTTGGATTATCTATAAATACTGACCAACTAGCCATCCATTGCCAGTAATTATTCTCTGCATGTCCTTTTAATCTCCATTTAGATGTTTGACCTCCGTCATGTACAAAGTACATAGATAGCATTTCCGCTCTTGTCATAACTCCTAAAAACTCTGAATGATTTCCTAATTCCATATAGTCATTTGGCGCTGGTGTTGCTGTACATGCTAGTTTATAAGGTGTTTTTCTAAAGTTCTCTATTATCTGATTTCTTACTTTGCCTGTAAAACTTTTTAATATCGAACTTTCATCTAATACTATTCCAATAAATTCATTTGCTACAAATTTTTCTAATTTTTCATAGTTTGTTATATTTATACCTTCTTTTACATCATCTTGATTTTCGCATATATTAACAGGTATATGGAATTTTTCTCCTTCTCTTTGAGTTTGTGTAGCTACTGCTAATGGTGCTAATATTAATATTTTTCCACCTTCATGTTTGTATATTTGATTTGCCCATTCCAGTTGCATTGGAGTTTTCCCTAATCCACAATCTGCAAATACTGCTGCTCTTCCTTTTTTTAATGCCCATCTAACAATATCCTTTTGAAAATCAAATAGCATTGGATTTAAATTTTCTTTTTCTATATCAAATCCATAATTTTTCATTTGTTTATTCTTAGAATTAATAAAATCTTTATACTCCATATTCCCTCCTAAAAAAATGTCAGTTGTTCATAATTAACTTGTTTTATTTCTTCTTGTTTGAATTCGTATTTTAGTCTTTCCCTTTCTAGATCTTCAAATTTACTTTGGTCTCCACATGCTTTATGAAAGCATTCATCACATAACCATATACAATCTGCTTCATCACTTCGTATATTTGCTTTATGTCCTTCTTGATTGATTTCTTTTGCACAGTTGTAACATTTAATAACAAGTAACTTTTCTTGTCTCAATTCTTCATCGTTATAATTAATTTTTCTTTCTTCATTTGGCCAATCTACTCTATTGCAAGCATAAACACATAAATTAGATTTTTCACATCCATAGCAACAAGCATTTGTACACATTTTCTCTTGTTGAATAATTGCTATCAACTCTTGTCTTCTTATTTCATTTTCTTCTTTTATGCCCTCTATCGCTTCTTCTATCTCTGCCATGATTAATTCTTTTACTCCGTCCATACGTTCACAGCCAAATGGTGTCATGTTGCCACATTCAAATTCCATTTTATTCACCTTGTTTATCTTCCAATTCTTTTGCTAATCTAAACATTGAAAATATCTTGCTTGATTTTGGTATGTATTTATATCCATCTATTTCGCAAGTATTACCATTTACACATTTCATTCCTTTTGCAACTCCGAATAACTTGCAAATAACTGGTCTAACTTTGTATATCAAACATTTTTTATTTTCTTCATCTCTAAAATAACAAGTGTTATCTAAACGAAAAAATGGTTTTATATTATTCTTTATGCAATAATCCTTGATAGTTTTATATTCTCTTTCTCCCATTAAAACTGGACCACAACATTTGCCACAATTAGTGCAATTAGTGTGTTTCGGTATATACTCAACATTCTTTATATTATTCATTTTATTTCTCCCTATTTTAATCTTAGTTCAAATAAAAATGTATCGTAATTGTCTAATTCATCATCTGTCATACTGTCTAAATCTCTGTGTTCTATTTCAAATTCATCCTCTAGCATTTCTATCCATTGTCTAAAAGTTAAATCATGATTTGCTTCTATTTCGTAATCTTTTATTTTTTTATCTAATAGTTTCTTTGTTAATTTCATTTTATTTTTCCTCATAAAAAGTTATATTTTTTAATACTATGTCGAATGTTCCTTTTTCGTTTTTTCTAAAGCTGTATTTCATTGGATCTTCAAAATCTGTTAACTTTCCTTTTATACTAAAGCCAGTATCAGTTTTTATATTTCTGTTTTTAAGTTTCTTTTCAATCCATTTCTTGTCTATTTCAAAGTTTTCAGTTAAACCTCTATCTTCCATTTGCTCGTTAAAGTTTTCTTGTAATTCTTTGTCTTGAATACTATTTTCAGCAAATTTTTTAACATCTAGAGTTTCTTTTTCTTTTAAAGTATAATTAAGCATACTTCTTATATCTTCGGCCATTTTCAAATCTTCTGATATTGCATTTGTTATCCAGTTATCTGCAGTTTTCTTAAATACTTTTGTTTTATATTTATCATCTTCTATCTTTTCAGCATTTAGAAACTCTGTTAAAAATTTAGTTTCTAGTTGGTCCTTTTCTGCATCTTTGTCTAATAATCTAAAGTGATAATAATCATTCACTCCATTAGGTCCAACTATTACACATTGCTTTTGTCGGCCTGTTTCAGGTATACCTATCTCATTTGATGCGATTTGTATGTTAAATTTATCTTCTACATATTCTATTGAATGAGTATAAAGTTTTTTATAATCAAGTTTTATAATTGCTACATTTTTTTCATCTTTAACACTGTATAAACATATTGCTAAATCACAAGAATCTATTTCATTATTTCGTTGCATTACTTCAAATAAATATGCTGCTATCTCTTTTGAGTTTTGTAAGAATGTCTTTTCATCGTAAATTATTTGTTCACAGCAATTTTTTACGATATTATCGTTGTAATCTTTGAATTTTGCTTTTCTTAGATCATCATCTTTTAAAACTCTAGTTATTATCTTTTGAAAAAACTTATCTACTTCTAAACTATTTTTACATTCATAGTCATTTAATATTGGAGCATCACTATTTGTATCTAGTACATGTATTATTGATTTATGTATTATCATTTTTCTTCCCCTTTCAATGCATCTTGGCCAAATAAGGCTACTGCCATTTTTTCGATTATTTTCTTTTTAATGTAATGTACATTTGCTATTGTACAATCAAACTCCTCGGCAATATCTTTAAGAGTTTTTTCTTCAAAGTAAATATATTTAAATATCTTTCTTTGTTTTTCACTCATGCTTTTAAACACTTCTGATATCACCTTTCTGTTTTTTTTATGTTCAAATATATCTCCCTCAACTTTTGCAATTAAATCATCTATTCTTATAACTTCATTTTCTATAGGTCTATTAATTGCATGAGTTGGAGAAGATTTAACCATATCATTACAAACTGCCTTTATCGCCCCCCTATCTCCGTCCTTTATCTTTTTTATATGTTCTTCCTTTTGCTGTATATAGATAGTTATAAATTTCATGTTTTTTAAAATCATTTCTGTTTCTTCCATAACATCTTTATTCAAACATTCCACCTCATTATTTTTATTTTGTAGATAAAATAATTTTCTTGAATGTTTATATCATTTTCTTGAACTCCCAACCTCTTTCGATTAACTTTGCCATATGTTTTATTCGACCTTCTTCTAAGAGATTGATTAATCCTATTTTGTCTAAAAGACCTAAAGATGCTTGAATCATATCAAAGAATTCTTCGATTATATGTTCTTTTTCTTCATTTGTTCCACTTTCTGCTTCGAATTTTGCTACCGCTCCAATAAATTCAGCTTGTTCTTCTGTTACTTTCATCATTTGTTCTATAGTAGAAAGATGATTTTCAGCTAGAAGAGGCATTATATATTTGTTGTATTCTATTTTTTTGTACTCTTCTTTATAACACTCATCGCATATTCCAAAGAAGTCTCCAACAGTTTGAGGATCTTCATATTCTCTATTGCATTCTTTGCACTTCTTCATAATCAACCTCCCAGTCTAAAAAGTAATTTAAACAATCTTTGCAACTTTTAAATTTTGTACAATTTTTTATATAAAAATCACTTTTACATAAGTCTATTTGTATTAAATCAGTTATAACATCACAAGAGCTTTTTAAGTTTTCAACTAAATATTTAAATACCTGGTCTTTATCACTCTCTATTCTGCCTTTACTCATAAGAGCTACGTATTGAAAAACTTTCACTTTATCACCATCCTCTAACTCCAGCATATTGAACTTCTTTCGTCTTTAACTCTTTTAAATATGCATCTAGCTCATTTGGATTAAGTTTATAAACTTTAATTGTATTTCCATTAGTTTTTTCTAATTTTTGTACTTTTGGTACAAATGCATTTTTAATATTTTTACTTGTTCTTAAGCATCCACAACTTTTTACTTTCTTTTTTAGTAAACTGGATCTAACTACTAATTTTTCATTTCCACACTCACATTTACATAAGTAATAATCGTATTTTATTTTTCCTGTATTTCTTTTTCCAGCATACTCTACAACTGTAAGCTTTCCTATTTTCTTTCCTACTAAATCTTGTTTGTCAACTTTTCCAAAAGGTCTTCCCATTATATTAACCCCCTTCAAGATTTTACTATTTTTTATTTTCTATTTTCTTTATATATTTTTTTACAAAGGAAATAGGTCTGTTTATGTTGTAAGCTATTTCTAATGCACTATAACCTTTTTTATACAATCTTTTTAACTTTCTTATTTCTAAATCAGTTGCTATTTTGCCTCCCATATTCATCACCTTTTCATAGCCCCAGGAGGTTTTACGCCTCCTAGGATATTTATTAGTTAATTTTCTTCTTTTAAAGGTATAATTCTTATTTCTTTTAAAATTGAATCATACTCTACTGTCAGAAAAGTTTCTCTATTTATGTGTAACAATCTTCTTAATTCTGCAGGTATAGATACTCTTCCTAATTTATCTATCTTTCTTATATTTCCTACTCTTTCTTTCATAGTTACTCCTTGTCTTTTAATAACTCTGCAAGCTTTTCTATTGCACCTTTTAAAGCTTCTTCTATGTTTGTTTCTTCTGTTTCAGTATGTGATTTGATTTTTATATCTTTACTTCTTAGTTGTATTATTTTTTCTATTGATGTAGTTAAGATGTTTAATAATTTTGTTTCACTTATATCACATTCATCTGCCATTCCTTTTAGAGCTCCATAGTTTAAATATGCTAGTTCAGTCAACATTTCTGCTCTGTCTTCACCTTTTATGTTTACCTCTACTTTTCCATTATTTACGATTGCTTTTATCATCTTTTACCCCCTAAAATATAATTTCTGTGCTTTTTTCTGCTATTAAAACAGGTATTCCAGTAGCTTCTTCTACCTTTTCTTTCATTATTTGACTATCTCCGTGTTTGTCACTTAAATGTAATAACATCAAATTTCTTGTCTTACTTAAATCACTAGCTTTTAGAAAGTCAATTACATTTTCAAGTTCAAAATGTGATTCTTTTATACGAACGCTTAAACTTGTTTCTATGCAATATTCTTCTAAATTTTCTTTGATATAGTTACATTCAACCAAGATACTATTTACATTCTTGAAGTTGTATTCACAGTAGCAAGTATCAGTTATAAATAACAAAGTTCCTATGTCCTGATGTTTTATAAGAAATCCTAAAGGTTCTTCTGCATCATGAATAACATCAAACGGTAAAATAGTAAAATTTCCTATTTGTTGCCTTTTGTTAGCTTTTACTATTTTAGTCCTATAGTTTTTTATGTTTAACTTTTCAAAAGTCCCCTTAGCTGAATATACATCTATTCCATTTTCTGTTAAGTCTTTAATTGATTTAGAGTGATCTTTATGTTCATGAGTAACTAAACATCCAACAACTTTGTCAATTTTGTAATTAAGACCTTTTAAAATTTCTTTATATTTGATACCTGCTTCAATTATTAGAGTTTCATCAGGAGTAATAAGTAAATAGCAATTACCCCTGCTCCCACTTGCTAAAACTTTTAAAACGGACAATCTTCTTCCTCTTGAGTTTCTTCTACAACTTCAGCATCTATTTTCGTATCTTCATCAATTATTTCTGCTTCCATTTGCTCTACTTCATCTATATCTATTGTTTTTTTATTAGCTTTTTCTGTTATTTCACTTTCAAAAGCTTCATTTTGGAATGTCACAACATCTTCATCATCTGAATAAGGGCTTCTATTAAATGCACTTGCAAATAACTCACTATCATCTGATGTATTTATATATAATTTACAAGCTCTATTTATAACAGTTCTTTTAGCCATTTGATCTGGGAAATTTATATGTGAAGGACTTTTACCTTTTGTTGGTCCTTGCGCCCATGATGTTTTTATTTGTGGCATACTCATATATTCCGTATGTAAAACCCCTTCTTCTCCTATAACAACAGCAAATGCTCCTATTATCTTTGAGTTATCTATATTTTTTAAATCAGGTTTATAATCTATTACATTTATATTTCCATTTTTATACTCAAACTCAACTTCATCACCTTCATAGATACAATAAGCTTTCACATCTTTTATATATTTACTTCTTTTCGCTGCAGCTATAGTTCCCATATAGCTTTTAGTTAGTTGGAGTTTATTTCCATGTGGAATAAAGTAACATTGCTTTTTCGAAGGACTTAATCCTTGAATAATCATATCTAAAAGAGAATTTGCTATACTTACTTTTGTACAAGTTTCTAATACACATCTTTTATTTTTATCTTTTGTTTCTTGTAAGATTAGATAAGCTGATTTTAAAGCGTTTTGTGCTGCATAATTCTCTGGTATTACTAATTCTTTACTTGCTTGTAACTCTCTTACCCTTTCTAAAACTTCGTCTGTAACAGTTTTAGGTTTTTCTGCAATATTTTGAGATTGTTTAATTATTTGATTTTTCAATACTCGTCACTCTCCTAACTTTTTAGTGTTTAATTATGTTTAATTATAGACAAATGTGTTTATATCACACTATCTAACCAATAAATTTTATTATATTTCCAAAGTAATCTACATTTTCTTACATTGACTTTTTTGCAATGTTTTGTAGGACTTTGAAAATTTAATGCGTTCAAATGTGGATATAATGCTGTAACATATCCTTTATGAGTTTCTCCATTTCTGTAAGTATATTCAACCAAATCTCTATGTTTAATTCCTAATACATTATCTGTTTTTGCTTTTGATTTTCTACGCATCGGTTTAATCATCCATTCTTTTATATTGCAAGTATCTGGAAAACAATTTGTTATACAAATAGCATCGTTTGAATGAGATTTTTCTATATTCCATTCAATTCTTTTATTTGCAGTATCTCCACCTGTTGTAAGATGTAATATTCCTAATTGTTTAATATTTTCTCTAAGATAATTTTTACCTTGCATGACATGCATTGCATAATCAAATCTTTTTGGCTTACTTTTTATTTTGGTGAAATATCTCTCTTCAAATTCTCGTTCTTTCCCTTCTGTCTTTTGATGACAAGAAGAACAAAGAGTAATGAGATTCCCAATAGTATTTGCTCCACCAAATCTCTTTGCTCGAATATGATGAACCTCAAGTACAGTATTTGTTTTTCCACATTCTTGACATTTACAACTATCTCTTAATATTGTCGCTTTTCTAAGATTTTCATCTAATCTATTATTCTTCTGATATTGCCAATTATAAGGTTTATATCCATCGGCCATTGCTCTTATATCTATTGCTACATCTTCAAGATAATATTCTTTAATATTTATCCATTTATTTAATTGATATAAAACTCTAAGAATAGAATCTTTCTTTTGTTTAATACTTGGCGCTAATCTATTAGTTTTTTTTGAAGATGCTCTATTATTGAATCTAGGTTTACGATATCTTTTATGATATCTACGGTATTGTCTATATCCTCTACGAACATCCATTAAGTGTTTTACATCTTGTCTTTGTTCAATAGTTCCTTTAAATACAACTTTATTTTTACTTGGACATTTTTGAACAATTGCTATTCCAACATGAGAACTACCATCGTCAATTCCACAAACCATATGACTTTCATCTTCGTCATCAGGTTCAACTTCTTTTTCTAACTGAATTACCATAGGATATTTACTTTTTAATTTTGCTCGACCTTTTCTAATCAAATACCAACCTTTATTTACTTTAGTTGGAGCTAAAGGTCTATTGTTTTTATCTACAACAAAACAATATTCAATTTTATTTTCCATCTCTGGACACCTTCCTTTCGGAGAATTTTTCGTCTTGGGAATGTCAAGTAGAGGATATGTGTTTCCCTGTTATCAATACAGGACATTAGCATTGTTTCTTGGTTAGCACTCACAGAGTTTCAGACTGACGATTACATCTAAAAGTGTGTGTTTACCTTACTACTCAACATAGTTCATATCTGCAATATATGTTTCCATAAAAGCAGTCACTAACCCTTGAAACCTCTTGTTAAGCCATATACAAAAGACTAATGTGTCCACTTTTCTATATGTTTGACTATATATTTCTATGTATATAGTCACTTAACAATTAGTCCTGTTGCTAGTAACAATATGCGTTTAACTTTTTCTTTCCTTTGTTCTTCTGTCAGATAGTTATTTTTCTTAGTCAATCTATCTTGTTTATGTCTCTTAGCTTTTTCAAAATTAACCTTTCCTCTAACTGAAGATAATGTTCGCCCTAAATATTTTGCTATTTCTTCATCTGATATTAATTTATAATTTTCTTCTAAAAACTTTTCTTCTTCTATGCTCCATTTCATTTTTACACCTATTCATTTATTTTTATTTCTTTATCCTCTGTGACTACCAACTTAATCAATTGACCTTTAGTATCTGCTATTTTATTTACACATTCACTATTATCAATGAATATAGGTGCGACTAATTCGAAATACTCGGATAAAGTGTTTATTATATCTATACCAGCATTTATTTGACCTGCAGTATTTGCATTAGAAAATGGTACTCCATTTATAGTTGCCTCACAGGTTTCTGCAATAGCTCCGTTAACTTGAGTAGAGAATAATTTAAAGCTTACGTTCTTAAAATGCTTATTTATATT